GTTCACCTGGGCATTCTCAGCGATGTTGGCAAGCTTGTTCTTCTCACTGGTGGTGTAGTCGTTGGTGGAGAGTCCCTTGCCGCTGACCTTATCCACCTTGTTGGCAATGCTCTCGTTGATGGCATCAACCAGGGATTTGTTGCTGGAAACCGCATCCGCCAGTTCCTTCAGCGTGTCAAGCGCCTCGGGAGCGCCGCCAATCAGTTCTGTAAACAGCCGATCCACATATTCCTTGATGTTCTCGGCGTTGTCGCTGTCCTCCAGGTAAACTGCATCCGCCAGGGTTTTAACAGCATATTTTACCCAGTTCGGCACGTCAGCCGTGCCGGTGTTCCGAAGTGTCCATGCTCGTTCCATATAGAATCACTCCTCTTTAAGTATCATCTTCCGATGTGTCATTCCAGAAGGTATCCGTCTCATCGGCGCTCTCGCCAGCCGTCAGCGTGCCGCTCACGCCGCTGAGATCCACTTCCACACTGTCAACATCCGTCGTAGAGGTGCTGGTGGTAGAGGCTCGGAATGCCGCAATCTTCTCCGAAACCGTCTCCGTCTGGAACCAGTTGTCCGATTCTTCCGCCGTTTCCGGCTCCTCCTCGCTGTAAGTAACATTGGAGTAGGAAGCATAGGTCATCACGTCCCCAGCTTGGACGATAAAGAGCAAACCGCCATTGGGCAGGTTCGCCGCTTCTGTCTCATATCCAACCTGGATAAACTCCGAAATGTCAGCGTCCTCGCCTGGATCGCCCTTCTCACCCTTCAGCGCCGCCAACTGATCTTCTGTGAAGTCATCGTAGGTAAAGGCAGCACCCGCAGCGCCAGTCTGCCCGGTATCGCCCTTGTCGCCTTTTTCACCCTTCAGGGAGGCCAGCTGTTCGGCAGTAAAGTCTGCGTAGGTAAAGGCAGCGCCGGTATCACCCTTGTCGCCTTTCTCGCCCTTCAGGGAGGCCAGCTGATCTTCCGTGAAATCGGCATAAGTGAAAGCGTCACCTTTGTCACCCTTCAGGGCTGCAAGCTGTTCCTCGGTGAAATCCTCGTAGGTGAACGCCTCGCCCTTTTCGCCCTGGATACCCTGGACACCTTGGATACCCTGCTCGCCCTGGATACCCTGGACACCCTGGATGCCCTGGACACCTTGGATACCCTGCTCGCCCTGCGGGCCACGGAGGCTTTCCAGCTGCTCGGGGGTAAAGTCATCGTAGGTAAACGGGTCACCCTTTTCGCCGGTATCGCCTTTGTCGCCCTTGTCACCACGGAGACTTTCTTTCTGTTCGTCGGTCAAATCAGCGAAGGTCATCACGCCGTCTGCGCCCTTGTCGCCTTTTTCACCCTTCAGGGCTGCAAGCTGATCCTCGGTGAAATCCTCGTAGGTAAAGGCAGCGCCGGAATCACCGGTATCGCCCTTGTCACCTTTCTCGCCCTTCAGGGCTGCAAGCTGCTCCTCGGTGAAATCAGCGTAGGTAAAAGCAGCGCCGGTATCACCTTTGTCACCCTTCTCGCCTTTCAGGGCTGCAAGCTGATCCTCGGTGAAATCGGCATAGGTAAAGGCAGCGCCCGTAGCGCCGGTTTGACCGGTCTCGCCTGGGTCGCCTTTTTCACCTTTCAGGGCGGCAAGTTGGTCTTCCGTGAAATCAGCGTAAGTAAAGGCAGCGCCCGTAGCGCCGGTTTGACCGGTCTCGCCTGGGTCGCCCTTGTCGCCTTTCTCACCTCGGAGCGCTTCCAACTGCTCGACCGTAAAATCAGCGTAAGTGAACGGATCACCCTTTTCCCCTCGTTCTCCTGGGTCACCCTTATCCCCCTTCGGGCCAACCAGGTCAGCAAGCTGTGCCTCGGTAAAATCCTCATAGGTAAACGGCAAACCCTGCACACCGGTTTCACCTTTCAAACTTTCAAGCCACTCCTCCTCGGTTCCGGAGAATCCGTGGAGCACGGCGATGGAGTAGGCGGAGAGATAATATCCCTGCTGCACCGCCTCCCCGTCTGCTGGGCGGTAGTGAAGTGCAAACCAGCGCATATACTCGGAAAAGTAGGTGTTAAACAGTGCCATGGTGTTCTCGTACTTGGTGTACTCGCCATTGGCAAAGTCAATCATGGCCGTCAGCCATGTCCAGTAGAGTTTATCATGGGGAGGTTTCACCAGCAGGGTGGAGTCCTGGTTAGCCTCGTAGGTGTAGGAGACAACCTCCTCCACCGGCAGAAGGAAAACTTCGGTCTGCACCAGACCCTCCACCTCGTTGATCCAGCTGGTTTTCGTCTCGTTGGAAAACCCATTGGGTTTAATGTCATCCACCATGGAGATCACGGTTTTCAAGACCATCGGCTCCACCTCCTCTCATCAGTCACGCAAGGCCATCCGGAAGTCCTCTGTCTCCTTCAGCAGTTTTTCAAACAGGAGGGGAGGCAGCTTTGCCGCCTGTTCCCGCACCTCCTGCCACTGTCTCCAGTTTCGGCAGCGGAAGGTCATCCGGACGAGTTCATCATAGCTTATCATTGTGATTCCTCGCTTTTGCAAATGAGGGCAGCAGTGCTGCCCTCATCAATTAACCGATCAAAGAGGTACCGCCGGTCACGCCGCCAACCGCCAGCGCTCTCCAGTCGTTGAATCCGGCAATAAACCGGGCGTAGCCGTCCCAGATGTTGCCGTTGGTGTTTCGATCGGTGGAGCTGGTGATCTCCAACTTGGTGCGATCAAACCACTGGAGGCCGTGGTGATCCTTGTTGTAATCGGAGGCCAGCAGGATCCAGGGATGAGAGCCGGAGCTGACAAACTGGTTCAGATAAGGCCACACAATCACATTCCACCTGCCGAAGTTGTAGTTGAAGCCGTTGTTGGCGGTCTCAGGATCCTTGTCAGCGCCAATGGCGGCAAAGATCTCCTTTTTCAGCAGATAGTCATTGGGGATCACAATGGTATCCGGGCTGATGTCCAGCACCTCGTTGTTGTCACCCCGGAAGTCCTGCATCTTGCTTTCCAGCGCCATCAGTGCATCGTTGGAGAATGCATCTGCAAACAGGTTGGACTGCAGCAGCTTCTTATCCAGAATGCTGGTGTGCTTCTGGGAGAAGAGAGGCAGGGCATCTGCCGTGGTGGTGTCAAAACTCTTGCCACGGAAGGTAACGGAACTCTTCTGGTTCAGCGCACCACCCAGCAGCGCAGCGCCGAAAATCTCACGTGTCCGGTAATAGCCGGTGACGAACGCCGCAGGCTTGGCCTTCAGATCCAGAAGCTTGGCATCCTCCACCATCTCACGGGAGAGGGTAAAGGAGTCCTTCCAAGTCATGTGCTCCAGGAACTTGGAGTACGTCTCCTGGAATCCATCCTCAGGGTGAGCGCCGTTCTCGCCCACAGGCTGGAAGCCATCCATGGCAGTCATGCCGGACATCTTCTCACCCCAATGGGTAGAGGTATCCATGCAATACAGTTCGCTGACGATGGATTTCTGCTCGAACGCCTCACCCTTCTTTTCGATGAAGAGACGAATGGGAGCCTGGCTCTTGCCGAAAATAGAATCAGCAACACCGGAAGCCTCAGTAAAAGTCATGTTTGCCATTGTCGCTCACCTCCCCTTAAAATCTCACTCGGACAACGCTGTCGGCAGCGGTGTCCGCCATATAAACAACCTCAGCCACGCCACCAGTTGTCGTACCAGTCACCTGGTCGCCGTCTGCCGAAAGCGTGACTTTGTTTCCCAGCTTCACGGCGGTAGCCGCAGCGGAGAAGGTGGTCTCCCAAATCTGGTCGTCCTGAATGCGGATAACGGGGATCTCGGTACCTGCATCCACCGTGCCGCCGTAGGCGCAGATGTACGCAGGAGCCGTGGTTCCGCTTGCCACAGTCAGACTTCCATCTTTCTGTACCAGCGCCAGACCCGGAGTATAGCTTCCCGCCGAAGCAGGTAGATACTCGAAAGGGTACAGACAGCCCTTGTCAGTCGTGTGAATATAGAACATATCATTCACTCCTTTTTGAGTTACTTATCATGCAAATAACCGTTATAGTGAGCAATGATCTCCTCATCAGTAATCGTGGGATTAAAGAGCTTGTACTCAGCCATCACGCTTTCCGGTACGTCTGCCGTACCGGAGCCACGGCTCTTCGTCCGGGAGAGATGTGCCTTGGAGTTCTGTTTGTTAATGGCCTGCTGCTGTGCCTTTGCCGCAGTTGCGGCGGTAAGCTTGTCAAAGTTCACCAGCCGGTAAGCATCCACAAAATTCATGCCGCTTTTGACCTTCCCATAGAAGTCCTGGTAGTTCTCCATCTTGGTCAGATCACCCACCGAATTGATGGTGGGATCCAGAGCGTGAATCTGCTGAATCTGCTCGTCAATCTTTGCCTTGGCCTGGGCATCCCTTGCAGCCCGAAGCGCCTGTTCTGCTTGACGGGTCTTTTCTGCGCTCTCCCGGACAACGGGTTGTCCGTTGAGGAAAGCCTCGAATTGATCTTCGGTCATCCCCGTCTTTTTCAGAATCACGGCCTTCTGTTCTGCGTTGTGGCGCTCCATATAAGCGTCATAGTCAGCCTTAGATCGGATGGGCGACTTGGTGTAGGGATTCGTCATGCCGGAGTGAGCAAAGACCTGATCCAACTGCCGGTCATACTCTGCCTTGGCTTCTTGTTTGGCACGGGCAACCGCCGCATCCCGCTCCTGCTCTGCCTTCCGGCGAGCCGCAGCGTATTTGGCATTGTCCTCTTCGCTCTGCTGATGAGGTTCATTGCCGGAAGCGCTCTCAGACCCTTCCGCTTCTGCCGAATTGTCACCAGCAGGGTCGGCGGCTTCCTGCCCTTTTACGCCTTCCGCTTCCGGTGCTTCCGCAGGTTCGGCGGTCTCCTGCAAGTTTGCGCCTGGCTCCTCCTGGGGAGCTTCCACGCCGAAAGCTTCGTAGTAATCAATTTCCATTTAAATTGTTCCCTTCTGTGTCCCAGCGGGACACATCATTTGCCGCCCTTCTTGCCGCCGCCGTCTCTCAGATCGGTGCCGGTTTTCACGGTACTGGTTCCCTTGGAGGAGGTCTTAAAAGGTGCCTCCACCTTCTGCACGCCGGAGTTGCTGATCTTGCCAGCATAGCCGCCGGGTCTGCTAGGTTCCTTACTTGCCATCGTCCTTGCCTCCTTTCCGAAAGATGGGGCGAACTCCCTTCGGCTCTGACGTGTGCCTAGTCACGTCAGAGCCATAAAAGGAGAATACCGAAACAGGCTGTCCCATACCTGCGCCGGTGGCAGCTGTCATCAACGGGGGTAATGGCAGCTCCCACCAACGCAGGGGTCAGTTGCCTGACTCCTGCCTTGGTGTAGTGAGAGTATACAGAGTCACGAAAGGCGCCGGCGGTGCGTCACTCCGCCGGTGGCAGCAGGCATCCTAAGAAACCTGCTCCCACCAGCGCTGGAATCAGTCACCTGACTCCAGAGCCGGTACACACAAAACATGGAGGATAGAACCCGGGTGAGCCACCCCGGTGGGAGCTGTCATCGTCGGATGACAGTTCCCACCGAAGCAGGGGCAAAGCCCCTGCCCGGATTCATTCCACTTTTGCCATGTCCTTGGCAGCATATCCGGAGGATTTTTCCTGTGCACTGGCGGCATCCCTGGCGGCATCCTCCTTAGCCTTCTGGTTCACGGCGTAAAGCAGCTCATTCATCTTGGACTGCTGCACCGATCCACGGTTCTGGCCTTGCTGCTGGGCGGCCTGCTGTTGGGCAGCTTGCGCAGCCATCTGCTGCTGTTGCATCAGCGCTTCCTGCTGTGCCTGCATCTGCTGTTGCTGGAAGATCCCCTCCAGATACATTTTGGTCTCCGCAGCACCCGGGTAGTGCAGCATTTCCATCTTACTCCAGAACAGAATCAGCGTCTGCACAGAAGCCGGATCACCGAAAGCACCGGTCTGCAGATTCAGCCGTGTTTCTTGCCACATGGCCTCACGGTTACTGGCAAGAGAGGAAGTTGTATCACAGGAGAAGAGGAACTGGTCATTCCAGAACCATTCTCCCGTCTCATCCTGTTCCAAGAAGTCGTACCGGTTAAAGTCTCGGTATTCCGGGTTCCCGGTGTAGTCTCTGGCGACCACCGGTCGTGGCTCGTCAGCGTAGGCAAGCTTGAATTTGAAGATGGCCTCAAACAGTGCGCTGTAGGCGGCATTCTTCATAATCCGCTTGGACTCCAGACGACCGGCGGACTGTGCCGCCGCAAATTCCTTTGCCTTGCCGCTGGTTGCAGTTCTGTCCTGCCTGCCCTGGTAAGAGTCGGTGATACCTATCACCTGTCTGGCCTCCTCGTAAACCTCGGAGAGGTAAACCAGGTCGTACTCCACGTCACCTTGCAGGTCAAACGTGTGAATCAGCTGGGCATTGGCAGCGTTGCCAGGCCGGATGACTTTGGCATCCTCCGTATCAACCTTGATGCTGGCATCATCCGGGAGCGTGATGTAACTGCCTGACTTCACCAGCTTGTCAATGATCTTCATTTCCATCCGGTTCAGGGTGTTCTGCTGATCCTCGATCTTGTCAATGTCGCTGTCACCCAGGAATTGACCGTAAACAGAAACATTCCGCTGCAAAATCACCGGATAGATGTTCGGTTTGTAAAAGGGAATCTTGGTTCCCACTTCCCGAACCTCTTCCACCGGTTCCCCAAACTCGTTGGTTTCGCCGGTCTCCTCCAGCGCCAAGGTAGCGCCTGGAATGGTGCTGCCGTCAGTACGCTCTATGGGGATGAAGACTTCTTCGTAGTCCTCGTTGACTTCTTTCCATTCCGTGTTCCCGCAGGCCGGACACTTCTTCTGTCCATCCTCGTGCCGCAGGGGAATGACGCTGGCCTCGTGGGGTTCCACGGTGCCGCACACGGTGCAGCGCCGCAGCCGCCTTGCCTGGTAATCCTCCAGATCCTCCAGGATCGTATCTCTGACCCAGGAGAAAACGCCAATGCCGCCGTCCACGTTGCGGTAATAGGCGATGTACTGGGTAACAAGATCATCGGCATCACCCGTGCCATCACCCTTGATTTCCGGTTCATCTTCCCGTTCTTCGGAAACGTCCACATGGTATTTCCGCTCAATGGAATCCTTGGTCGCCGGAATTTTGAGGATGATATAGTCCATATCCTCAATGCCAGTGAATACGCCGTCCTGTGGAATCACCTGCTTAGGATGGAGAGTAGAAACGGCAATCTCACCCACCTGGTTGTGGGAGTGTGCGGTGGAGTCCCACTCCACCAGGTAACAAATACCACCCTGAATGGGAACCGTTCGCTCCACCTGGTCATTGATTGCCTCGAAATTCATTCGATCAAGCTCATTGCGCAGCATATCCTCAATCAGCTTGGCCTTTGCCTCGTCTTGGGGTCGTCTGGCCGTCACCTTCGGTGAGGGAATGGTGGAGTCCACCTGTGCCTCAATCAGTTCACAGCAGATATTACGCACATGAACGGCGGTCTTCTTTTTATCTCCATCACACACGGGGTTAATTGCCTTGCTGCCAAGGTAAAGCTGTTCCCGCCGATCCATCTTGGAAAGCTGACTGTGATACGCCTGGTCATTCCGCTTCAGACGGCTTTTCCAGAGTTCCAGCCTGCTCTGCTTGTCATTGTCGTATTCCATCGGTTACTCCTTTTTCGGCGGTCCCCAGCGCTCAATCAGCATGGAACGTTCTCTGGGGTCAGCGTTTCTGTAATCCTCCCACATGGAGGCCGTCCAGGTTCTTGGATCTCGGGTAGCAACCACGGTATCCCGCTGCTGTCCCCGGATCTGATGGGCAATGCCCAAACTCATCACGCAGTCATCGTGGGCACCTTCTTCCGCAGCAGCCCGGAAGTTTTCGTCACGAATGAAGGTCAGCATTTCTTCCAGTGTTTCCCGGCTGTGTATCAGTTCCACATTTTCCCGGACAAGCTGGACAAGCGCAGCAACGAGAATGGGACGTGTTTTCCGGTTGGTGTCAAAGCCGAAGCTCTTGCGTAGTTTATGAGTAAATGTGTCCACGGTCTCCCTCACATACTGACGGGGGTACTTCAGTCGCTCCAACTCCATGGTTGGGTAAGTAGAGTAGTTGGTCTCCAGACCAACCAGAGCGTCGTTGTACCACCGTCCCAGGCAATACACCTGTTTGGCAAATTTATCTTCGTCGTAGGTGTGCCGAAGCATTGCAACCTGTTCCCCCGTCCGGTTGTCCAGCACCTGGGCAACAAAGCAGTCAGACCCGGCACCGGCAGTGTCACCGCCCAAAACATAGGGCACACCCGGTTGCGGAAACACGTAAATCTGGGTGGCACCGTCACTGGACTCCACCCAGTGGGGGTTGGCAATCATGCCGTCGTCGGTCACGTCGAACTCGAAGAAGCCGACCTGAACCGGCGTAAGGTCATCCGTCTGTTTCAGACGCTCGGCAATCGCTTTGGCATCAAACACGCAGGATCCAGTCACGCCCCACTGCCCCAGGCAGTAGACCATGTAGTAATACTCGTCAGTCTCCCGGAAGCTCTCCAGAACCCGTCTGGCTTCCTCGTCCAGGAAACGGTTGTCCAGATAAGTGCTCTCATGCACCCGGACTCGTGGGTCAGGCGTGTCAAAGAACCGACGTTTCAGCCAGTGGGTGACTGAAATCGGGTTGAAGCTGACGATGATCTGCTTGTAATATTTCGTCTCACCACGGAGTCGAATATCCAACTGATTGAAGTCGCCTTCCAGCAGTTCCGAAGCCTCCTCCACCCAGATACTCGTAATGGAGTAAATGGACTTCAGCTTCTCCACGTCATCAAGACCGGAGAAGAGGATCACCGAACCATTGGGAAACGTGATGGACATATCGCCCCGATTGATTTTGCATTTTAAATCTGGGTAGGCATCATTGACCTGACCCACGAGCTGTTGAAAGCAGCTCTGTTTGATAGTGCGACCAACCTTACGGCAAACCAGAAACCGGTGACCTGGCTCAGCAATGCAGCGCTCAATCACCTTCCGGCCTGCAAAGATGCTCTTGCCCGAACCGCCGCCGCCTTTGAGAATCAGGTACCGGTGCTCGTCTGCGAAGAGAGGAAGAAAGCCAGGGTTGCTCTCACGAGCCAGTTTAACATACCAAGCCGCAAAAGCCGCCGCCTGGTCAATTGTCGTCCTGGTACCCATCGTCACTCTGGATCTCCTGTGCGGCCTCCTGAATCAGGGCAATCTTATCGGACAGGCTAAGACCTGCCGCTTCTGCCGCCTGGGTCACAGCCGTTCTTGTCTGCTCACCCAGCTCCACCTCTTTGGTGGTGCGGCTGCTCCAGCCGTAGTTATTGGAGAGGTTAAATTCAATGCCCCGGGTGCTCTTGCGCCCAGGATCCAGCAGTTCCTCCTCCAGATAAGCTTCCAGCGTCAGCTGAACAGCCCCGCAAACGTCGGCAAAGCGGTCATCCTGTGCATACCGTGCCCACGTTCTGCGGCTGATGCCAAGGGCAAGGCAAAGCCCCGCCACTGTGGGAGGACGTTTCCAGTGCAGGAGTCCGTCAGGATCCTGATACGATATGCGGTTAAAGTAGAGATTGCAGGCGGTTTCAAGCGCCTCTGCGGACTCGTAGCTCATCGGCCTTGCCATTTGAAGCACCTCCCAGCCTCTCGGCGAGGACTCCCTAATGCGGGTGGGTCCCCTTTTCTAAATTCGGACACACCCCCTACTCCCCTACCCCGGGGGTGGGGGTACCGTCTCTATCCCTCGTCCTGCTCCTGCTACGTGGGAAGCACGAACCTCACGCCTGTACTCCCCCATAGCAAGAGCTGTTACTATAGCTAGTAGTAGTACTACTGCTACTACTGCTCCTATGTCTAAGGTAGTACCATCACACCAACGCCCGTGCGTGGTGGATAGTATATACATATCTGATACTGCTGTATCTATCTGTACTGCTGCACCTGCTGCTATCTGTACTGCGATCCATCACCGCCAGCGCCGACAGCCAAGCGCAATCGAACCCGGCACCTGTGCCAGTGCTGACTGTATTGAGGGTGGCAATCCTGCAGCCCTTCCAGCCCGTCACCCGCACGGCGGAACGCTGCCGTGCGCTGATAGCGTCAGCAATGCGGAGCTAGCGGTTTTGTCCCGGCCATCGGATCTGTCGCCGCAAGCGTCGCCAAGATCCTGGCCTCAGTGCAGTCGATGCCAAAAGGCGCCAGCGTCTGAACGCCGTTTTGCCGTTTCGCCAGCCTCGCGCGGGGCGGCGTTTTGGTGGGACAAAACCCGGATCAGATCCCGGCCC